GAGCAACAGACTGCCGAGCAGATGAAGGCCATTCTGGTTGAACAGGCGTCTCGCCTTCCAGAGGTTATTCCTGAATGGAAGGATGAGAAGGTTGCCACTGAGGGCAAGAAGCAGCTTCGTGATTGGCTGACAAACCAAGGTCTTAATGAAGTTGAGATCAACAGTTTGCACAAGGCCGAACACGTTGCGATCTTGCGTAAAGCCATGCTTTACGATCAAGGCCAGCGCAAGGCGCAGGCGGCGGTTAAGCCTCAACAGGTAATGCGTCCAGTTAAGCCGGGTTCTCAGGCGTCAGCGCCGGGGAATAGAAGTGTTTCAGATGTAACCCGTGCAAAGCAGCGTCTCGCTAAAACCGGGACTGTCAACGATGCTGCTAGTGTTCTAGCGGCGCTTCTCTGAAAGGATATAGGCTATGACTATCGTTACCAACACCTTCACGCGTTATGATGCCAAGGGCATCCGTGAAGACCTGGCGAATGTGATCTACAACATCTCGCCGGAAGAAACCCCGTTCCAGTCTAACACTGCCCGCGTGAACGTGAAGAACACGTTCTTCGAATGGCAGACGGATAGCCTGGCGGCGGCTTCCACCACCAACGCGGCGCTTGAAGGCGATGATATTTCGTCCTTCGATGCCGTGACGGCCACTTCTCGCCTGGGTAACTACACGCAGATCAGCCGTAAGACGGTTGTGATCTCCGGTACCCTGGAGAGCGTGGACAAGGCTGGTCGCCGTTCCGAACTCGCCTATCAGATGGCGAAGAACGGTGCCGAACTGAAGCGCGACATGGAAGCCACGCTGCTTGCTTCTAAGGCCGCGAACGCTGGTAACAACACCACGGCGCGTCAGACGGCTGGCTTGCCTGCCTTCCTTCGCACCAACACCAACAAGGGCGCTGGCGGTTCTGATCCGACGGTTTCCAACGGTGTGGTGAACGCCACCCGCGTTGATGGCACTCAGCGTACCTTCACGGAAACCATCCTGAAGGACGTTATTGCCCAGGTGTGGACCGAAGGCGGTACGCCGAAGATTCTGATGGTCGGCCCGTTCAATAAGCAGACCGTCAGCGGCTTCGCTGGCATTGCCGAAATCCGCTACAATCAGGCCACTCCGCGCCCGACTGTTATCATTGGCGCGGCTGACGTTTATGTGTCTGACTTCGGCGCGGTGTCTGTGGTGCCCAACCGCTTCCAGCGTGAGCGCGATGCTTTCGTGCTTGATCCGGAATACGCGGCGACGGCGATCCTTCGTCCGATCCAGACCATGGACCTGGCGAAGACCGGCGACGCTGAAAAGCGCATGATGCTTTGCGAATACGGCCTCATGGTTCGCCAGGAAGCCGCGCATGGTATCGCTGCTGACTTGACGACTTCGTAATGGCAACGGGGCTGGCGGGTGACTGCCAGCCCCACCTTAAAGGTGGCTTATGGCTGACAAGATTTTCAACATTGATCCGGTAAGTGGGATTTCTTCTTACTGGCATTATGATGACACCACAGACACGGCGATTATTGAAAAGCGCCAGGATGTGTCTGCAATTATTGACGCCAATAAGGCGCAGTTCAATGAAGATCATGGGCGTTATGGCGAATGGAACAAGGTAGCATCCATTCCGCTGGCGGTTTTTTATGATTTGAAGATGAAGGGTATTGTTGATGATCCGGTTGCCATGAAGAAATGGCTAAATGATCCTTCGAATAGGTTTTTCCGCACTAGGCCAGGGCGCGTGTAATGCAGGCAACGGTTTCAGTCTGTGTTCCCTGCCGCGATGTGGTGGACAGCGGGTTTGCCTTTGACTTAGCCCGGTGTGTTGCAGCCCATACGGCGGCAACCAGGGATAGGGTGCTTCTGTTCCAGAACCAAGGGACGCTGATCGTCAATCAGCGGCAGGAACTGGCGCAGGCGTCCTTGGATGCAGGCGCCACCCATATCCTGTTTATTGACGCTGATATGCGGTTCCCAAAGGACGCCATTTTCAGGCTGTTGCAGCGCGACGAGGCGATTGTCGCCGCTAATTACAGCACACGCAAACTCCCCCTCCAGCCAGTTGCTTTCCGCGACGATACCACCACCGAGCGGGTTTATACGGAGCAGGACGATACAGGGCTGGAATCGGTGGCAGCTATCGGCATGGGGCTGATGCTGATCAAGGCTGAAGTTTTCCAGAAAATGCCGAAGCCTTGGTTTCACATACACTACCAAAATGGTGTATATAGTGGCGAAGATATTTGGTTTTGCCGATCTGCCAGGGAATCAGGGTTCGAGGTGATGCTAGACCACGATATTAGCCATCAGGTGCGCCATATCGGGGGCTTTGAGTTTTCCTGTGCCCATGCGGCAGCTTCAAGGGGTGAATAGATATGGCGATTTCCAACTATTCCACCCTCCAGGCTTCTATCGGGGATTGGCTGAATAGGTCCGATTTGACGGCGGTTATTCCTGATTTCATCACCTTGGCGGAGGCGCAGTTCAACCGGAACATCCGCCACCGGCGTATGGTGGAGCGGGCTACGGCGACGCTGGATAGCGAGTATAGTGCCGTCCCGGCTGATTGGCTTGAAAGCATCCGCTACCAGATCAACACCAATCCAATCACGACGATGGAATTTGTTTCTCCTGATCAAGCGGCGATGTTGAAGGGTGCCAACGGGACCACCGGCAAGCCGATCTATTACACACAGATTGGCCAGCAGTTTCAGGTTGTCCCGGCGCCGGATAGCGGGTCTGCCTATACTGGCGAGTTGACCTATTATGCCACGATCCCTGCGCTTTCGGTTTCTAATACGACGAATTGGCTTTTGACGGATTCGCCTGATCTGTACCTATATGGCGCGCTTTTACAGGCTGCGCCCTATTTACAGGACGATCAGCGTATTTCTACCTGGGGAACGCTTTATGAGCGGTGCCTTAACGATCTGAAGGTTTCCGATGAGCGGAGCCGGATGGCAACCAGCGCCCTTCGGATGCGGGCTAGGAGTTTCGGCTAATGACCACCAATGCCTTCACCAATTATCTTGAAAACAAGATCATGGCTTATGTGTTTTCCGGCACGGCGTTCACCTCGCCGTCTGGGAGCCTCTACCTTGGTCTGTTCACGGCGGCGCCTGGCGAGGGCGGAGGCGGCACGGAAGTCTCTGGCAATGGTTATGCTCGCAAGGCGGTCACAATGACCACCAGCGGCAATGCCAGCACGAACTCGGCGGCGGTTGAGTTTGCCGTGGCAACAGGGTCTTGGGGAACCATTACCTATGTTGCGGTGTTTGATGCGCTGACCACTGGGAATATGCTGGCTTACGGCGAATTGACGGCTTCTAAAACCATCGCTTCTGGCGATGTGTTCCGTATCCCGGCTGGTGATCTAGACATCACGCTTGAATAGAGGTTGGTGAAATGGCGTTTGTTATTGCGGATCGTGTAAGAGAAACGTCCACCACCACCGGCACGGGTAACTTTACGCTGGCTGGTGCGGTTGATCGGTTCCGCACGTTTGATTCCGTTTTAGATACAGGCGACACGACTTATTACACCATTGCTGACCAGAGCGGGGTTGGGTGGGAGGTTGGTATTGCGACCTTTACCAGCCCATCAACTCTTGCACGCACCACGATCCTTTCTTCCAGTAATGGCGGAAGCGCGGTTAATTTTGGCGCTGGGTCTAAGGATGTCTTTATTACTCTGCCAGCTTCGCGGACGGTTACTTCTGTTGATGGTGGCTCTACTGGCCTGACGCCATCCACTGCTTCTTATGGTGCCATTTCTCTTGGAGGGACATTGGTCGCGGCCAATGGCGGCACGGGGCAATCCTCTTACACGATTGGCGATTTGCTTTATGCCAGCGGCACCACGGCGCTTTCTAAGTTGGCTGATGTTGCTACTGGTAGCGCGCTGATTTCTGGCGGTGTTGCCACGGCTCCAAGCTGGGGTAAGATTGGTCTAACAACCCATGTCTCCGGCACTTTGCCGGTAGCTAACGGCGGCACTGGCACAACCACAGCCTTCACGGCTGGCTCTGTGGTATTTGCTGGCGCGTCTGGGGTTTATAGCCAGGACAATAGTAATCTGTTTTGGGATGACACCAATAACCGCTTGGGTGTTGGCACAACCAGCCCTGGTTCCTCCATTGAAACCACCAGGGCGGTAGCTGCTGCGTTCTTTGTGAATCCAACCACAGTATCCGCCAATTACACAATCCCAACCAATTACAACGCCATGACGGCGGGACCGATCACCGTAAATTCAGGTGTGACCGTCACCGTGCCGTCAGGCTCAACGTGGGTGGTCGCCTGATGCCCGTAAAACTCAACTCCACAGGTGGCGGTAGCGTCACCCTGACCACGCCAAGCACGGCGACGGATTACACGGCTACGTTCCCGGCAAATACTGGGAATGTGGTGACGACTGGCAGTTCTGCTGTTGTGACGCCTGCGATGCTTTCGACTGGTGCGCCAAGCTGGGACGGTTCTAGCAATCTTTCCTTCAATTCCGGCTACGGTTCCGTCGCCAATGCGTATGGTTGCCGGGCCTGGGTGAACTTTAATGGTGATGGGACGATTGCTATTAGGGGTAGTGCTGGGGTTGCAAGTTTAACCGACAATGGAACTGGACAATATACAATAAATTTATCATTTACAATGCCGGATTCAAATTACGCTGTAGTGGGTTCCGCTGGGAGTACAAACAACGCTATTGGCGATAGGCAGTTATCAACTTATCCAGTAAATACAACATCTTGTAAAGTTGTATCTGGGCAAACAGCATCAACAAATGTTTATGACGCAACTCAAGTTCATGTCGCCATTTTCCGATAGGATTCAACCATGAACCAACGCATCATCTACCCAACAGACGAAGGCGGCGTTGCCGTGATTGTCCCAGCCCCTGAGTGCGGTCTGACGATTGAAGAAATCGCCGCCAAGGATGTTCCGCAGGGTAAGCCATACAAGATCGTGGATGTTGCTGCCATCCCAACAGACCGCCTGTTTCGGGGGGCTTGGACCTATGTGGAGGATGAATAATGATCCGAATTGACATCACCAAGGCCAAGGTCATCGCGCATGATATGCGCCGTGCGGCCCGTGCGGAGGAGTTCAAGCCGCATGATGAAATCATCATGAAGCAAATCCCTGGCGTTGATGCTGTGGCAGCAGAAGCCGCGCGTCAGGCAATTCGTGATAAGTATTCTGCTATGCAGGATCAGATTGAAGCTGCTGCCACGCCTGATGAGATCAAGGCCGCGTTAGGAGTTTAACCATGTCCACGCTCGCCGCCACCAACCTCAAGCACGCGTCCTCCTCCAGCAACAACATCGTGCTGGACAGCAGCGGGAATACAGCGGTTGGGGGCACATTATCTTTTAATTCTGGATATGGTTCGTCGGCTACGGCGTATGGATGCCGGGCCTGGGTGAATTTTAATGGCACCGGGGCGGTGGCTATTAGGGCAAGTGGGAATGTCACATCGATCACGGACAATGGCACTGGCGATTATACAGTTAATATAACAACGGCTCTAACGGACGCTAATTATTCTGCCGTTGGTTCTTGTGGATCAGGTACCGCCGGTAATGATGATTACAATCTTACCACTAATTATAATGCGGCCCCTACAACCTCTGCTGTGCGTATTGGCTCTCAGCGCGCTAATAGTGGCGTCGCAACTGATGCAGCTTATATCTCACTTTCCATTTTTCGTTAGGAGCTGATAATGTTTGGCTTCTCAACCTTCGCCCAGACCCCATTCGCGGCGCTATCTGGGGCGATTGTTGAGGGTCAGGTTGCAATTGACGCCACGGCTGATTTGGCCGTTTCGGCCAATATAACAGCGGCAGGCGCGGCGCAGATTGATGGTGTCGCCGATCTGGCGGTAGCGGCCCAGCGGATACAGCAGGGCCAGGTCGCCATAGACGGGGTTGGCGATCTAGCCGCCACTGCCCAGCGCATCCAAAATGGGGCTGTCGCCATAGATGGGGTGGCGGATGTAACGGCTTCCGGGGTGGTGGTTTACCTGGGCGCGGTGACGATAGAAGGTATTGGGAGCCTATCTGTCTCCGGCCAGATGGTTGTTTCGGGGGCAGCAGCCTTTTCTGCCTCTGGCGCCATGGAAGTATCGGCCATTCTCAAGTGGTCAAACATTCCAGATGGCACAGAAATATGGACCCAATCGGCGGATTCCGCTACAATATGGACACCGATTGCGGATGGTTCAGAGGCTTGGACCCCAGCAGCCCCGGTGTCTAATACTTGGACAGCGATACCGGATGGCGCTGAGACATGGACGAGGGTGCAATAAATGGCTGATACCACCACCACCAACCTGGGGCTGACCAAGCCGGAAGTTGGGTCTTCTGCCGACAGCTGGGGCGGCAAGTTGAACACCGATTGGGATTTGGTGGATGCGGTATTTGCGGCGGCTGGTGGTGGGACGAGTGTTGGGATCAATATCGGTACTGGTAAGACCGCCAGCGTATCCGGCACATTTAAGTTGAACGGTTCAACTTCTGGTTCTGTTACGTTTGCCGTTCCGGCTGTTGCTGGTTCTAATACTCTTACTTTCCCGGCGGCTACCGCCAAGGTGGACGCCTTCCCGTCCGGCACGGTGATGCTATTCGCCCAGACGGCGGCTCCTACTGGTTGGACGAAATCAACCACGCATAATGATAAGGCGCTTCGGGTTGTCTCTGGTTCCGCCAGTTCTGGCGGCAGTGTGGCGTTTACTACGGCTTTTGCCTCTCAAGCGGTTTCCGGTACTATTGGAAATACAACTCTAACAACTGCTCAAATACCGGCGCACAGCCATAATGTGGTTGATCCAGGCCACACTCACACCATGAATGAGCCGGTTAGGGGAACTGGTACGTCAAATCAGGCTGGTAGTTCCGGGCAAGGCATTCAATCCATAACTCCAACAATGCAATCCGTGACAACTGGTATTAGTATTAGTAATACTGGCGGCGGAGAGGCCCACACCCACACCTTCACCGGCACCGCTATCAATCTCGCCGTTTCTTACGTCGATGTCATCTTGGCGACTAAAGACTAATGCAGATCGAAGCCAAGCATAACTGCCCACTGGATGGCTTCAATCCATGCCGAAAGTTGGATTGTGCCTGGTTTATTCAAGTGCGCGGGATCAATCCAAACACCGGCAAGGAAGTGGATGAATGGGCCTGTTCAATGGCTTGGCTTCCCATTTTGCTAATCGAAAACAGCCAACAGCAGCGCCAGACGGGTGCAGCGGTGGAAAGTTTTCGGAATGAGATGGTCCGGTCAAATGAACAAACTGGACAAATGCTTCTGGCCGTCAGCGGGCAGAAATTGATAGAGGGCTGAACCATGGCGCTAGATCACAACGAAACCGCAAAACACGTTGTGGACGCCATTTCAGTGGCTACGGTGATCGGGACGTTAGCCCAAATTCTCCCTGCTATTGCGGCGGCTTTTACGATAATCTGGACCGCCATACGGATTTATGAAACCAAGACGGTTCAATCCATTCTGAAATGGAAGCGGTGAAGCGCAATGCCGTATATTCCGCTTAAACTCCCGCCGGGGATTTATCGCCAGGGGACCCAATACCAAGCCGCTGGGCGGTGGTACGATTCCAATTTGGTGCGGTGGATTGAAGGCACGTTGCAGCCTGTTGGTGGG